TCAGTCCTACGACTGCTTCGAGTAGTCCCTGCGCCCACACTACTTGAGCAGCCTTGCCGTCGAACTTCTTCATGTTCCCCTCGTCTGCGCGCCGTAGATGTAGTTGTGTGCCTGGATGTTGAGTCGCCACGGGAGTCGGTACTCCCTGATCCAGTCGACGACTTGTTGGGGTTCGACCTTGTTCCAGACAGGGCCGACGAAGGTCTCGAGCGTCCCGTCCTGTAGGAAGTCTAGCCAGAGCGCTCGAGCCAGTTCGAAGTCGTCCTTGTCCACAACGGTGAACTTGATCGAGCCCAGGTGGCGCCCCTTCATGATCTCGACGTTCCTGATTCTATTCGCGTTCGCGCTAGTCTCGCCAGAGCCAGGGAGCTTCCAGTCGAGCACAGGAGCTACGCTCATGTCGAGAATGGAAGCAGGAATGAGGAACGTACCGTTGGTGAAGACTTCGAACCTGAAGCCTTGGTAGGAGAGTTCTCTCACCAGCGCGACAAGGTCCTCGTTCTTCTGCAGGAACGGCTCGCCACCTGTGAAGCAGATGTTCCTGGAGCCGTCGACGGCCTCGACGGTCCGTACGCGCGAGGCGAGCTCGTCAGGAGAGACCATCGTTTGTTCGGCCCTGTACTGAGCCGGGTCGATGGCGAACTGGCTATCGCAAGGCCACTTGGGACACTTCAGGTTGCAGCCGGCGAACCTGACGAACTGGGTGAGGACACCGACGCGGGGCCCTTCGCCTTGGGTAGACGTGTAGTGCTCCAGGAGTCTAAGCACGGTTCCACCAGGTCGCGCAGTTGACGTTCGTTTCCCAGACGGTCACGCCGAACGTCTGGACGCCGTAGCTGGCGAACGTACCTTGTGCCCAGAGGCCAATCCTGGCAGCAAGGTTCTCCGTCGTCGGATCGACGGACATCGTCTGTAGACCGGGAAGCCTGTCGTCCTGCTTCTCTACTCCGAAGAGGCCAGCCCAGGGGTCCTGTGCGTTGAGCAGAAGGCAGTGGTCGTACTCGGCGTCCAGGTAGGTACGGAAGCCTGCCTTCACCGAGCTGAAGTCGAGTCCGGCGAGAAAGCCTTGCGGATTGACGTGTCCTCCGAGTTCGAGCTCGACCTGGAACGAGTGACCGTGAATGCGTTGACACTTGCCTGGTGTCTCGAAGAGGCGATGCGCAGCCTCGAAGTTGTGTCGAACCTTGATGGTCTGTGCAGACCCCATCATGTCGCTCATGCGTTCACCTGTACCTTCCAGAACTCGGTGTCTTCGTACTCGGTCGGGTCGTCGATGCCTGCGTGGCTCATGGCCTCGAGGCGCTCGACGCAGGTGCCGCAGCGTCCGCAGTGCTTGTCGCCGCCCTTGTAACAGGACCAGGTCAGCTCGACGGGAACCTTGAGCCGCTTGGCCTCGAGCGCGATGTCGTTCTTGCTCCAGTAGATGAAGGGAAGCTCGAAGTGCCAGCCGTGGGGGAGGAAGCCCTTGTTCGCTATCCGAATGCTGTCCTCGAGGGAGTGCCAGAAGACCGGACGACAGTCGGGGTAGATGGCCGCGTCGCCGTTGTGCGGACCAGCTGCGACCCAGTAGCCATCCTGCGCGATGCAGATACCGGCGGCGATGGAAGCCATGATCATGTTGCGGTTCGGTACGACCGTAGCCTTCATCGTGTCGTCGGCGTAATGTCCTTCAGGCACCGCGACTTTGTCGTTGACGAGCGACGAGCTCGCGCTGGCTAGGAGTTCACCGACGCTGCTTAGGTCGATAAGCGACCAGGGAAGCTCTAGCCGCTCGGCTGCGAGCATGGCGAAGTTGAGCTCCTTGACATGCTTCTGGTTATAGTCGAACGAGAGCACTTGCGGGCGTGCTCCCGTCTCACGCAGGTGGTGCAGCATCGTAACGCTGTCGAGGCCGCCACTGACAATTGCTACTCCGTCGAGCTTCATTCCTTGTCCTCTACCTTTCCTGCCAGGTCGTTGTACGTAACAGATCTGCCTTCACCACCAACTCGGACAATCTGTCCTCTGTTGACTAGTGTCTTCTCGATGTCGTCCATCTCACGTGCTGTCAGATGGTACGACTGCATCAGTCTCGACCGTGGGAACGAAGTCTTTGCCTGTATTGCACGGTACACGAGTTGGATCTTGTGTTCGATCGGTCCACGGCCGACGTTCATGATTATGTCTTGTGCATAGCGCCTCCATACATCTCCATAAGCGGCTGCGCGGATGATGTCGACTTCGTCAACAACCACAGGGCCTTCGAGGCATCTTGAAGCGGCAAGTAGGATAGCCGCCTTCAAGATACTGACTGCAAGTCGAACATACATAGGCACCATGATGTCACGAAGCTCTTCGCCTGCATCGACTCCGAGTTGCGTGAGTGTCTGTTCGACTATGTTGTATCGGTCCCAAGCAGGTCCTGTCAGTGCTGCATCTGTGACAGCTGGACGTTCACCTACAACCTTGCCACCGAACAGGATAGGCTGGGTCTTACGATGCGCAGCTGCTATTTGACGTAGCTCTGAAAGGATCTCTGCCCTACCGTTGTCAGTTGTCTCTTCTGGTGGCCCTAGCGGCCTAACGCGCGATGGATCTGAGTCTGCCGTAATGAACACGAAGCGTGGCATGAAGCCTGACTCAATGTCCTCGTGCGTTACAATTCGCTGCATCTTGGAACGAATGCCTCCAGCGAACAGTATCAGGCGAGGATCTCGAATCGTAACCTCTTCCTTCCGGAGAAGACGCTTCTGTGTCCTACCGTCGTACAGCTTGGTCAGGAACTCCTTGAATCCTGACATGTAGTCCTTATGTGACATCTGGTCCATAAAGCCTGTGAACTCATCGCGGAGGAAAAGGCTTACCTGTCCCGGTCTCGTCGACAGGTTCTGCATAAACCCTTCGATCGATCCATCCGTCGCCAGCAACAAAGAATCGTCGATCTCCAGCATCAGGTCCACTGCTAGATCCATCGCTGTCGACTTCCGTGTCAACGTTGTGTCTGCTAGAATCATGAACCATAGGTTCGGTGATATAGACCCATACCGTGTAGGTAGTCGGACGGACCCAGCCAGGAAGCTCGACAAGAGAATGAATGCGCCAGCCTCGTGATACTGGACAGCCGCATCCCCCACTTGTCTCGCCCACGCGATGTACCTTTCTATGAAGGAAGGACTTGCATCTATGACGGCTTTCTCGTCTGCTGTGACGAGCGCCATCTCAGATCCAGGAGGAGCAGTTGCTTGTTTCGCCTGTTCCTTATGACGAGCCGACGCCCTGCATACGTCCTTCCAAAGTCGTATGTCGTGGGCTCCGAACTTATTGCAGGCAGCATCACGGCAGACCTGGTAAACTTCGTCCAGGTGAAGCTGGGCCTCCAAGCAGTACATTTCGAGTCGGAAGAGGGCGGACGAACGGTCTGTCTCCGGTTCCCTGTGGAAGAGCGTGAACGCGGCCCCGTTGATCTTGTGCCGGTATCTTTCAAGGATCTTCTCTCCCTCTTCGTATACGAAGTCAGGAAACGGTATGTCTAGGTATTCGAATCCGGCGGCCTGAGGGTAATGACTGCGGAACTCCTCAAGGGGGTATACGTTATCATTCCATCCCAGGATGAGGACTTTAGGAGCGCTGGTACCCAGCCCATACTTGAAGTTTCTAGTACCAGGTATCCGTAGAAGCTGTGTGAGGTCCCATCCACTTCGATCAGAACCTTGGTCGACGTGATAGTATGCGATACGTCGGGATACCTCTTCAGCATCCTCAGCATCGACAGCGCTATCCAAAGCCCAAATCGCTTGATAGCGACCGGGGGAGGTCTCATACGAGATGGTAGGCTGGATGAGCATATGGCGCGGATGACATTCGTCAAGGTCAGCCCATATACAAGCCACTCGTTCAACGTTAGTCTTGACACGTTTCCGCTCCTTCAGAATTTGAGGGCAGAAGTAGATGTTCTCGGTTAGGACCTTGGAACGAAGGATTACGACGGCCTTTTCAACTTCGCCTGGGTACTCATAGAACGCCTCCTGAAACCGACCTTCAGGGTGTCTGGTGGCAACACACATGTATCCAGTTGTGTCTCCGTACGCTGTCGCAAATACCTCATCCAATCCCGGCATACGATGCCCCAGTCAGTAGGGTGAGGCCTGGCCGTCGCAGTCGACCAGGCCTCACGTCTTGCGGTGTTACGGCAGAACGGATGTCGCCTTGGCGGCCTTGCCGAGCGTGCCCTTAGGCGCGGAGGTCTCGCCTTCCTTCCACGGCGCGAACCCGCGGACTTCGATCCAGTTCATCGGGTCGTCGTCCGGGTCCTTCTCCTTGGCCTTCTTGTTCACGCCGCGACGGACCATCAGGTGCCGGGTGATGTAGAACTCCGGTGCGTCGGGGATGTCGAGGCTGCCGCCCTTCATGGCGTTCTCGTACTCGCCGAGCGCCTTGAGGACACCGACGATCGTGTACAGCGCGCCGCTCCAGCAGCACGCGGTCCAGGTCATGAGCTTGTCGGCGTACTCGCCGTCCTGCACGACCGCACGGAACTTGAGAAGCGGCTTGCCGGGGTTGGCATCCGACTGCGACGCCGCCTGCTCCACCTCGGTGATGACGCAGTGGTAGTTGCCCGAAGGCAGCGGGACGAACTCACCAGACCTGTCTTCCTGCTCGCTGACGTTGACCTTGATTGCCATTACCTTGTACCTTGTCTCTACTTGTGTATGAGTTCGAAGATGTCGTTCATGTTGGGCTCGACGACTACGAGCGGGAGGTTACCTGACCTGTCTTTGGTCACGTAGCCCTCGAGTGCGCCGGTCAGCAACATACGCCGGATTTCGGTCGGGCGAGTCTCGTCGCCCTTATCACCCTCCTTCGTGTAGAGGTACATTACCTGATCAAACAGGCCGGCGACCTGATTGGTCAGCTTCCCGGGCAGGTCAGGACGCTTCCACATAACGCCCTTGTTGTCCCGCTCGGTCTGCTCGTGGCAGAGGAAGATGAAGTTCATCGGCAGATCTCGGTATAGCCGAAGGTACTTCCTCATCGCGTTGGTCGACGCGCCCCAGTCGTGGAGGCCGGGCACGTCGGGGTCACGGTCCGGATGCGCCGAGAGCGTGCGGGCCATGACCGAGTCCATGTTGATCTTCTGCAGCTCTGTGCCAGTGTCGATGACGGCCGTCTGGAAGTCGGGCTTGTCCTGGCTGTTGTAGCACTGTCGGTCGAGCTCGTCGTAGACCTGGACGAACTGTGCCCACGTGATCGATCCCTGCGCTGCGGGGTCGGGGATGATCTGGATGTTCTCCTCGATCGACAGCTTGATCAGCGTCGAAGACCCTGCCTCGGCGTTGATGTAGAGCAGCGGAGCGAGGTGCTTAGAGCGGACTGCCGTACCTGCGAGGTGAGTCTTGCCCGAGCCAGGCAGTCCGTAGATCATGTTGTTGACGAACGGAATGACGTGGCCGGGTGTTGCGATCGGGATGCCTGCGAACATCCTCCTCGGCGTAGGTGTTTCAGACAACTGCTGCTTCCTCGTCTCCGTCAGTGCGGCTTGTGTCTCCCGTTCGAGTGACTCTACCGCGGCTGCAGCCTCGTTGTCGGACTCCTGAACCTTGGCACCAGCGATACTGAGGTCAGCTTCGTGTTGTTCAGCAACACGTTCCGAGTCCTTCGTGAACTGGAAGTCGTCCTCAACACCTGCCATCGTCTCCGATGCTTCGCTTGTCATTGTCCTACTCCTGCGTGATCGGTTGTTGCTTCTTTGAGTACGTAGTATCTTGGTTTGATTTGGTACATTGTTTCAAGTGCGTATTGGTAGTCGCCACCTTGGTTCTTGTCCAGGCACGGTTCCCTGTATGCACAGAAACCACAGGAGAAGCGCCCAGGTGACGGGTAAATAGCCGTAGTGGGGCTTATCATCTCACGTGCTTGGGCGAGAAGGTCATCTGCGAAGTTGTTCAGCTGGATGCCCGTACGACGAACTGTGTGATGCTTGATGAAGCGTGGACCCTCAGCTCGCAGGTAGGCGATGAACTCGTCGTAGAGACCTGCCTTGTATGCGCCTGCGTCACGGCTGGAAACTGTGCGTATATAGGTGTCCGTATCAACGTCTAGGTTCTTGCTGACCGAGAACGACCTGCCTAGGCGTACGACCTTCATCTCGTCGGGGGGCTTAGGAAAGCCCTTCTTGAGCTCGACGTAGATGAAGCCTCGTATCGCTAGACCCAGCTTTTTCCTGAGTGCCCAAATGTACCCACTGATCTGGTCATCCAGCTCGAGGACAATGTCTGCATCCTCGTTCATCATCCGAGCTGTAGTCTTCCAGTCCAGAATCCAGTAGTTACCGAACTTGTCACGTACGATGGCGTCGACTCGACCTTCGTAGACGACAGGAAGACCGTCCCAGTCGAGTCGATCAAGCCAGCGGCCACCTTCCCAGTGCGCTATTGACATTCTGTACTTGTCCCAGCACTTGTCGCACGTGCACAGTAGTGGCTTGCCGTCCTCATCGAGGACTGGAACCTGGAACTTCTCTTCGACGAAGACTGGTGTGTACTGGTCGAGTGGTAGGTGATTCATCACGTACCAGTGAATCATGCCCCGGCCAAGTGCTAGCAGTTCGTCGTAGTTGCGTTCCTCGTCGTCACTCATGCCACGTTCGTTCTCGGCGTTGAACTTCTTCCGCTGAGCCGAACAGGCATCGTAGAAGGCAGCTTCGGCGAACTGGGCGATCAGCGTACGCGGAGAGCCCCATGTCTCGGGGTTGTACATCTTCTCCATAGCGTAGTGGTAGGCTATACCGAACTCGAGAGGTACGGCAGTGCGCGCCGGCTGCAGGTCTTCTCCGAATGCCCAGTTCCAGCGTCGACGGCAGCCTCGATAGGAGCGTAGCTCCGTGGTGTGAATCTCGTGCACCAGGTCAAGTGCTTGCACCTTCAGCTTACCTCCCTCAGAATTAAGCTGATAGCTTAAGTATATAGTGGGTCATCGGTGAAATACAAGGGTTCCTATTTACCTTGTATTACACAGGTGGTACGACAGGACTTAGGTTGTCCATGTGAACTACCTGCATACCATCGTCCTCGAGTAGCTTTCTCATCTTCCCTTCGAGCCTAACGGCTGCCTCTTCGTCGTCGAACTCAACCTCCAGAGTGACTAGGCACCTCGGTGGTGGATGGGGAAAGTTCGGTGGGCTGAATGGGTACTCCCTCCGCAGAGTCAGGTTCTGCCATACCATCCCCTCCAGCGGGGAGCGTGGCCTCGTTGTTACCATTCATCTTCTCCTTGATCTCGTCGAGTAGGTTGTTACAGCCTAGCCCGATCAGCATGTTCTGGATGAAGCGGTGCACCACGAAGTAGTTTGGTCTGTTGCACTTCGTGTGAATGAGCCAGCCGAAGCGCTCAGTCTTGTGCCACTGGCCTATGGCGGCGACGTACTCCTCACGTTGGGGACCGTCTTGGAACTTGCCCATGCCGCGCGTCTTCTTGCGTTGGTTGTTCAGCCTTGCCCACTCGGTCATGCCGACGATGCGACAGCGACACGAGACAGTAGGACGAGCGACTACGGCCTCGACCTTGCTCATGGCAATGACAACAGCGCCTATCGCCATGGCTTCGTGACCGAAGTACTCCGAGTTTCGATCCTCATCCTGCGTGTCCAGGATGCTACTGACGAAGGTCTCAGCCGCTTCGTTGTCGTCGAAGGACAGTACTACTATCCTAGCCATCCTTGACCTCCACTAGGTCCCCTTCCCACCGTTTGCCGTTGAGCCAGATGATGCAACGACGCATTCGCTCTGTAACGACATCAGGAACGGCACTGCTTCTGGCTTCGCCGAGGTGCATCTCCATAGCAGGAGCGTCCTCGGTCTCCTTCGTCACGTAGTCGTCGCTCATGCTGCGCCGCTCTGGTTGGTCTGGTGCTCGTAGCCATCCACGAAGACGCGATGACGATGCTTTGCCTCGCACTGCTCAGACGCAGGGTGGTAATGAACGGTGTAGGGAACCATGTCAGGGTTCCACTTCTTGTCGTACTTCGATGCGTCCTTGGACTGCTTGACGACGACCTTCTCGTCCAGCGTCGGACTGATGTATGCATGGTTCATGATGCCCTCGCAGTCTTGTAAGCGGCCCAGACCATCTTGCAGAAGATCCGAGTACGACGCCAGTGGCGCTTCTTGAGCCTGATGGCCTCCATGTTCCAGGCCGTGTCGATCTTGTCGAAGCTGTCGAAGTACTCGTCCTCGATGACGATGACCGGGGGCTCGTCGATCTTGATCGCCTGCATCGGACCGGTCTCGCTGACGCTGAAGGTCGCCGTGGGCTGAGGCGGTGTACCGATGGCGTAGGCTTCCACTTGCTCGTGGATACGTGCGCCGTAGTCGACACGGTCAGGCCGGAATGTGAAGACGTGCTGCTCCACACGGGTGAGCTCGATGACCTCTTGGTACAGATGTCCTTGTAGCTCCGCGACTGTCTCCGAGTCACCTCCCCAGTGTGTGAGCAGGTTGGCGAACGTAGGCGAGTCAGCGACATCGATCTCGATTGGGTAGTCGGCGTCGAGAGGACAGAGCGCTACCATGTCAGCCCCTTCCGTTGGCGATCTGGTTCTTCTGTGCGAGCATGGCGCGGAGGTTCTCGCAGCCACTGGCGATGGCGTCGTTGACCTCCTCCTGAGTGGCGTAAGGGTGAGAGATCATCGTCAGGTGACCGACGTTGCCACTCCAGTGTCCCTTTCCGATATCAGGGACGCCTGCCGCCTGGTAGTAGAGGCCCCAGGCCCACGTCATGCCTGTTTCGGTCTGGGTCATGTTGCTGATGTAAGCCGTCGCCACGATGCGAAGGCCGAAGCTCTGCGTGTCGATGGCCTCCATGAACATGGGCCTGAGGCGCTCGTCGATGTCGAAGTGTCCCGTCTTGTCAAGCATGTCAACTCCTGAACATTGAGATGGCGTCGTGTACAGCTTCGCCTACGAGGGCGTCTGAACTGAGGTAAGCGGCCCTGTTCTCCAGCGGGACCTTGTCGCCTAGGATCAGCGTCAGCATCTTCAGCGCCTGTTCCTTGCCTGCTATCTTCTGGGATCGGCCGAGGTCGACTGTGTCTCGGGCCATGATGTCGATGACCTGTACTGGGTGACCCTGACCGATACGATGTACTCGTTTCTCCGCCTGGCGGTTCCTGTTCGGATTCCAAGCACGGTCAAAGAATACGACAGTGTGGGCGCGATGAAGTGTGATGCTTTCCCCTCCAGCCGCAATCGTCCCGCAGAGAACTTGTATGCGACCCGCCTGGAAGTCTGCCTCGTAGGCGTCTCGGGCCTGCTGAGGTACATCTCCAGTGTACGGCCGAGCGACAATTCCTCGAGCCTCAAGACGCCGTACAGCAAGATGGCTCATGCCCTTCGACTGGCTGAAGACAACCAGCGACTCGTCGGGGTTACCATCAACGATCTCCTCCAGGTCGTCGAGCTTGGCTGATGGATCGATCAGTGTCACCTTGGGTCGCAGACCACGTTCGCTCTCGCGTCCTGCACGGTGAACGTCGGAGACATACTCGTCTTCGAAGGTCAGAGTTGCCAAGGCGAACTGCTGAAGGCGTACGAGCTGTGCAACGACGGCACCTGCCGTGAGCGGCGTCTCCTGGTGCTCTCCAACCCAGGCGATCATGTCCTTGCGCATCTGGTCGTAGGCCTTGCGCTGTGCAGGCGGAAGCGTGACCCAGCGTTCGGTCCAAGTCATGTCGGGCAGATCGATACCGACTTCGTCCATCTGCCTGGCCAGGTAGTTCGGACGGATAGCCGACAGTAGCAGGTTCGCGCCCTCGACGTTGACGCCGACGATCTTCTTGAACGACCTGCCGTACTTGGCCTTCTGAAGACCTTCGTCTTCGAACACGCAGCACGCGCTGACGAACTTCCAGTACGACTTGAACGTCTTGGGCCAGAGCCAGTTCAGCACCGACCAGATGTCCTGCGGCTTGTCGTCGGCAGGTGTTCCGCTGATGCCCGTCTTGTACTTAGTCGGCAGGGCCTTCAGCGCACGCGTCTGCTGGGCAGTACGATTCTTGACCCTGTGGACTTCATCAGCCATGATGTGGAACCAGTTGACCTGCTTGAGCAGCTCACGCATGATGCGGAGGCCCTCGTAGTGGATGATGATGTACTGAGGCCAGACCGTCTTCTTGTCGAGCGCCATCTGGATGTCGTTCTCCAGGAGTGCGCGCTTCTTCCTGTCGACGACCCAGATGCGAACGTCGCCTGCGTAGTCGTAGATGGTCTTGACCCACGTGTTCCAGTGCGCTCCTGAGGGTGCGACGATGAGTGTCGGTTGGCAGCTCGCGCCGAGTCGACGAAGCTCACAGTCACGAGCGACGGCCGACCAGGTCTAGCCGAGACCCATCCCGTCGGCGAGGAGGACCGATGCGAGTGGGTCCTCACCCTCGGGACAGAACTTGTCGACTCCGGTCTGTTGGAACTTGTAGAGCTTCTCCCATGCTGGATGTCTAGTTGAGGTCATGACGCCTCCTCAAGATCACTTCGCGGAGCACCATTCCCTGTGCCAGCATCAGGAACACGATCTGGAGCTGGATCATCTCGATGAGGATCCAGTACGCGCCGATGATGATGGCTGCAGCGATTAGGCTACCGGTGGCGACTAGGTAGCAAGTGATGCCTACCATTACGCCTCTCAGGATGAAGTATAGGATACCTTTCATTGCCCTTCCCTCTCAGGCAGTTGACCGATGACTTGTCCCGTAACTGGACACAGCCACATAAGCGTGAACTTCCCTTCGCGTGACTCGTACGATATGACGCACTTGTCTCTGCCGTTGTATGGATGTCTGACGTGGCAGTTAGGACACCACGCTCCTGCTCCTACGTCCTGGAGGGTGGGGGGCTGCCACTCCTTGCCCACTACGGACCGTTTTCGGCGTCGCCATCTTCGTGGCGCTACGTACCTTCGCCTCGAGCCGTCGTCGTTCAATGATGCACCTCTTATGCCCCTGGTGATGCCTTCCATGGTAGACGGCATCCGGTATGTCACAGATCATCTTACACCTCCTTTCACCGCCGCACAAGGACCTGTTGGCTATCGACATCGGGATCTCGTCCTTGTACGACGGTGACTTGAGATACGTTCAAGTCACTCCCGTTTGTTAGCGAAGGACCCGAAGCCTTCGCAACTGGTACCGACCAGTCAACATCAGTTTCCGCATATTGCACCTCCTTCATTCAAGGCCGGGCTGGAGCCGCTGGGGAGCGGACCGAACCGGAGCTTGGCTCTGATACGGAGTAGCTCCAGCCCGACGTTCAGGGAAGGTCAGCCGGTGCCCCAGCAGACGATCGCCGGGTTCGTCTGGGTGAACATCGCGGCCTGGTTGCCCGTTGCCGTGCTGCCTGTCAGGACGGTGGCGGTCGCGTCGT